GGCCCAGCCAAACACCCGCAGCACACCCGGCAGAGGCCCAGACCGGCGAAGTGCACACCTCGGGGCCGGAGCGTCCAGACAACGGCTCCGGCCCCACCTATTTGGCCAGCACGGCTTCGATGGACCAGCGCGCGTCGAGGTAGTTCTGCGCTCGGATCGTGAACTCGAAGCCCCGCTGCGCATCCCAGCCGATGATCACGTCCTGCGTGTAGAAGTCGGTCTGGCATGCCGGGTTCACCGTCGCCAGCGCCGCTCGGTATGCGATCGGGGCCGAGATGATGCCGCCTGACACCATCTGCTGTTGGAGCTCCGGCACGCCCATCGCCGCGATCTGCGTCGACAGGCTGACCTGCCCGAGCTCGGGCACCGCCGGATCCGCGATGTACCGGATCGGGTCAGAGGGCAGCAGGTAGAAGATGTCGGCGCCCGTCTCGTCGTTGTCCTGCAGCGGGATGCCGGCGGCGATGCTCGTGTTGATCTCGACGGTGTACTCTCCGCGCGCCGTCTGCTCGTAGTAGCTGTAGGCGATGGCGTCGAGGATCTCCTGCGCCCGCGGCCCCGAGATGTCGTCGACCTGATACGTCTTCGCGGACCCGTGGCTGCCCTCGCCGGACGGGGTCACGATGTTGACGTTCTTCTTCTGGTAGGCCTTCGGGGGCCAGTACCCGATCAACTGCTTGCCGGCGACGGAGTCCCACGCGCGCACCTGGATGAACGGCACCGGCACCCCGCCGAGCTGCTTGTGGACCCGGCCCCGCTTGCAGTTGCGCCCCCGGGCGAAGGTCCGGATCGGCTCCTTGCTGGACCCGTAGTAGGTAGCCGGATCGAGGATGACGAGCTCCGCGGCCGGCAGCGCCATGCCGATGCCGGGGATGTTCACCGCCGTGCGACCCGGACGGATGAAGGCCTTGAACCCCGCGGCGACGCAGAGGTCCGTGATCATGTCCCAGACCTTCTGACGCCCGACCTTCGGGAGCTTCTTCGGCGGCTTGACCGTCTTCTTCTTGGCGGTCATCCACTGCGGCGACTTGAACTCTTGCAGCGTTGGCATGTCCCGCTTGCTCTCGACCACGACCTCGAGCCCGCGCATGCCCTGCAGCCCGAAGTACGTAATCCCGTCGCCGAAGAGGATGTACTTGATGGCCTTGTCGAGCGGCGTGTCCGCTGGCAGCCGGCGCAGGATGTTCTCGGGCGCCTCCATGTCGATGAGGAACCCGGTCGTGTCGCGGGCCGTGATCTCGATGCGCTCGGTGCTGTCGTAGACCGGGTCCCAGTCGTCGATGAACCCGCGGAAGATCTCGTTAGACCGGCCCGCGAACGGCCACCCGCTCGGGACGACATCGGGCAGCAACAGACCCTGTGCGCCGGTCGGCCCGCACGCGCTGGCGAAGTCCTCGGAGCTCACCATGCCGGCGAACACTTGGATCGTCGCGGCCTTGATGATGCTCGGGTTGAAGGGCAGCTGGCTGTACAGGATCTCGCACTTGCACGTGTCGGCCTTGCGCGGCGAGTTGCGCTCGACCGTGAAGTTGAGCGGGACGATGTCGAAACCCACCGACTTGAACGTGCCGATCGGGACGTCGTGCGGGACGCCCAGCGAGAAGGCCTCGGGCCCAGTGTTTGGCTTCGGCGGGATGAGCGGCGGCAGGTACGGGGTCGCCTTGAAGTCCTCGAAGTTGACCTGGATGCGGATCTTCGCGGCGGGGTAGCGGACGGCCGGCATGCAGGGAGGCTACACGGTCAGACCAGCTTCGGGATCCGCAGCATCCGCCCTGGGGTGACGAGCGACCCGGAGAGGCCGTTGAAGTCCGCGATGTCGGTCCAGTTCTCGGAGCGCCCGTAGTACAGCAGCGAGATGCCCCGGAGGTTCTGGCCGCTCTGGACGACATGGGTCGCCTTGACCTGCTTCTGGACGAAGGCCTCGAGCTCCCGCTCCCGGTCCGCGCACAGGAAGGCGAGCTCGAGCAGGAGCCGCCGGGCCTCCTCCTCTGCCGCCGCGAGGAAGGCCTGCGCCGTGGCGTTGTCCCGGCCCTTGAGCGCCGCCCGGTTGCGGTCGAACAGGGCGATCAGGTCCATCACCGCAAGCTTCAGCCCGATCGCCGCGGCCCGGATGCTGGCCACGATGTCGAACGGGTTCAAGGTCTGCGACAGCATCTTGGAGAGCGTCTCGGTGATGCCGGAGAGCAGGTTGATCAGCGCGGAGATCGGGCCGGTGAAGCCCTTGAAGAACTCGTTGATCAGGTAGTCGGCCGACAGGAGCGCGTTGAGCAGGGCCGATAGGAGCGCGTTGAGGCCCTTGAGGAAGCCGAGGATGTTCGCCTGCTTCGGCACCGCGATCGGCTGCGCGTCGGTGTCGCCGATCCACTGGAACTCGAGCTCGAAGCCGATGTCCTGCTCGCGCTTGTGCGGGAACATGGCCCGCGTCAGGAAGCCGTACCGGACGATGGACCCCCACTCCACACGGAGCAGAGCGCCCGACCGGCGGATGAGCTCCATGGCGTCTCGGGCCGTCCGCGCGAGGTAGGCCGACTGTGCGCCGGCGGTCGCGCCCCCACTGGTGAAGGTCGCCCCGCCTGCGACGCCCCCGCCTGTCAGCGGCTGCGGCTTGCCGGCCGTGGAGATCGGCGGGAAGCCGAGCAAGATCGGCGCGTTCTGGTCCTCGTAGAGGAAGATGTCGTTCCACTCGCCGGACGCGTCGGTCGGCAGGTACCGCGGGCCGATCACCTGCGCATACGCGACCGGGTTGCCTGCGAAGTAGTCGATGGCCACGGCCATCTCGCCGCCGAAGACGATCGGCTGCCGGGGCAGGCTCCGCCCGCGGAGGATGATCGTCCGCTTGGCGCCGTTGGTCTCCGCGATGACGAACGGGAAGGCCATCAGCCCATGCCTCCCACGGTGTCGGTCGCCGCGCTGGTCGGGTACTTGGCGAGGTTCTCGAGCGGCTTGAGAAAGGCCGAGAAGGACCGGTCAGGGTCCTCACCGCGGAGGTCGACGGTCACCCACTGGTTCTGGATGTGGACGGTCGGGCGCTTCGGCGGCTTCGGGCTGGGACCGAACAGGTCTTTGATGTACGTCGTCGCTGTCTCCGTCCAGGACGAGATCATGCTCTCGCTGATGCTCGACATGTCGACGGCCCGCCATGACTTTGCAGCGGCGCTAAGCTTGTCCGCCAACTCGATCGCGTCGTCACCCATGGAATGCGGCCGCGCGAGGAAACCATTTTTATACTCAGCCATAGCCCTCGCCTTGGCCTCCTCGACAGAACTCCCCTCGCTGGTCAACACCTTCATCCGCTTGACCATGCGATCCATATCGGTCTCGCCGAACGCCGCATCCCACGCGTTCATCAGCTTGCCGATGATCGTCAGCATTCCCGCCGCGACTCGGGCCATGATGGCGACGCCCTCCGAGAGCCCGTTGACCACGCTGGTCGCCATGTTGATCGCCTTCTGCATCATGGTCGCACCGTCCTGGCCACCGATGAAGGCCTCGCCGATCTTCTTGAGCCGCTCCCAGAAGACGAGGGCCGCGACGATGAGCGGGCGCAGGGTGATCGTGCCATCCTGCAAGCCCTTCACGACCGACGCGGAGAGCTCGTCCCACTTGCTGGCGACGTAGGCCGCGATGCCGGCCGCGGCGAGCAGGGGGATCGAGAGCAGGGCGAACGCGGCCCCTGCGATGGCGATCATCGGGACGACGACGCCCATGACGGACCCGATCTTGCCCAGCGTGGTGACGAGGCCCATGGCGCGGGTGATGGCGGACTGGCCCTTGAACCCGTCCATGAAGCCGCGGACGGCCTTGGTCGTGTTCTTGATGCCCTGGATCCCCCGGCTCGTCATGTCGTAGGCCCCGCGCACGCCCTTGACCGCGGCCCCGCCGACCTTCGCCGCCGTGGCAGCCGCGATGAGGCCCGCGCCGATCATCATCCGCGTGAGCAGGTAGGCCGCTGCGCCTCGGAGGATCGCGCCCGCGACCTGGAAGCCCTGATAGATGCGGTTGACGACGGTGCGGGTGTTCTCTTGGAGGTACCGCGCCATGGATGCGACACGGGAGAGCAGGCGCTCGACGGGCATCGCCATCAGCGCGCCGATCTGGCCGGCGGTCTGGATCATCTTCTCCACCCGGCTCTCGCCGAGCAGAGAGTTTTTGTCGCTCGAGTGCCGGGACAGGGCCTCCTTCACCTTGTTGAAGATCGGCGCCGTCATGGCGTTGCGGACCTGCTTCACCGCACTGATCGCTGACGCCGATGCGCCCTCCCACGAGTTGGCGTACATCTTCGCAAGCTCGTCGCCGCCCTGCGAGAAGGCCTTTTCGATCAGCTTCATCCGGTCCTCGCCGGTCAGCTTGTTGAAGGCCATCGTCAGCTTGTCGTCCGCCTGCATGTTCTTGTTGAAGATCTTGGCGTCCTGCCCAAGCTTCAAGATCACCGGCTGCAGCTTCTTCCACGTGTCCATCTCGGCGCCCGCCGAGCCCGCGAGGATGCGGCCCATCTGCGAACCCGAGGTCAGAAAGTCGCCGCCGGTCAGCGTGGGCGTGAACAGGGCGAGGTTCTGCGTCAGCTTCATGATCCGCTGCATGTCGCCGGTGACGCCTCGGGCACCGGGCAACATGTTCTCGAACATCTTGCTGACGTCGTCGAGCTCGCCGGGGGACTGGTTGGCGATACGGTTGAGGTCCCGCATGGCCTGCCCGGCGACCTTGACGTTCGTGCCCAGCTGGTCGGCCGCCCCGGCGCTGTGGTTGAACAGCTGCAGGGTGCCGGCGATGGTGTTGGTCATCCGCTCGAGGTTGGCGTTCGCCGATAGCCCCGACTTGGCCATCATCCCCGCAGCGGCGCCGGCCGCGATGGTCCCGGCCCCACCCGCCCCCTTGCCGATCGCCGCCGCCGTCTGAAACGCGCTCCCGCCGATGCTGCGCCCGAGGCCCGCGACGCTCGCCGAGATGCCGCCGAGATTCGACTGCATCTGCTTGAGCTGCTTGTTGGCCGCGAGGACGCCGGCGGGGAGGTTTCCCCGCGTCGACATCTCCGCGGCCAGCTTGTAGATCGTCGAGACCGTCATCGCCCGCGCCTCGATGCCGCGATGGCGTCCTCGGTGGCCTTCTCCTCGCGCTCAAGCCAGATGGTCCGGTGGCGACAGCGCGAGGCGACCTTCCAATACGGCCACGACATGGCCGTCTCGTAGGGGATGCTGCCGTTGCTGTTCACCGCGAGCCACATGACGGTCATCAGGTGTTCCTCGAGGATCGCCTCGTAGTCGACAGAACGGCTGGCGATGAACTTGGCGGCATCCTCCCTTACTGACGGGAGCCGGCGGCGCTGTGCATCGCTCAGCCCCGGCGCTGCATGCTGGCGATGATGTCTTCCCCCTGCTTGGCGGAGATGCTGTGCAGGTGCTGGAAGGCCTTGTCGAGGCCCTTGCGACCCTTCGGGCCGATGTCCTCGAGGTACTGGGTGATCGTGTCGTAGTTGCGGCCGGTGTACTTGCCGCCGATCGCGTAGATGGAGGCGAGGAGCCAGTGACGGCTGACGGCCGTGGGGTCCGGGGTGTCGCCGCCGTTGGCCATCATCGCCTTCATGCCGCCCTCTTCCTCGGCCACCGACAGCGGGGTCAGGGCGAAGGTGCGGTCCGCGTCCGGACGCTTCCAGTTGCCCGGGAGGACCTCCACCGGTAGCGTGAAGATGTAGTGCTCGCGCTGGACGACGTAGTCCTGCGGGGCGCCGGTGATGGCCGGTTGGATGGGCATGGCCGCCGCCGCAGCCGCGCTGCCCGGCGACACGTACGGCATGCCCGTCTGTGGATCGATCTGTACCTGACTCATGGTGTTCCCCTCTTCTGTGCCGCTCTCACGGCTTCAACGTGAACTCGGAGCACTTGCCGTCGAGCTCGATCTTGCCGAACTCCTTCCGGCCATCGAAGCCGAACGGGAGGTCAGCGAAGGCGACGTCCTTGGCCATGAGCGACAGCTTGTCGCCGTTCGGCCACAGGAGCGAGCAGGCGATGTCGATGCGGACCGCGCCACCGGCACGGCGCTGCGCCTTCAAGACGATCGCCTGGATGAGCAGGAGCCCCTGCTTGTTCTCGCTGTGAAGCTCCATCTTGACGGCCAAACCGTTGAACTTGGAGTCGTACCGCATCGACGTCTCGCCGATGTAGTCCTCCTCGGAGCGGGCCATCTCGAAGACGAGGTTCACGGACTTGATGGTCGTGATCTCGTTCTGCAGCACGCCGTCCCGGATGATCCGAACGGCGATGTCCTGTCCTGTAATACGCTCGAACATGGGTGTCTCCGGCTCCGGTTATGCAGCGTCGGTGATCTTGACCGCGGGTCCGGCTTCGATCAGCAGGACGATGGACTTCATCAGCGCGTACATCTTGGCGCGCACGTTCCAGATCGGGATGCCGGCGGCTTCCTGCGCCGGCGTACTGTCGTACTTGACGTTGTAGCTGTCGAGGCGCGAGCGCTCGGGCTGGGTGGGCGCCTGCAGCGTGTCGAGAAAGCCGTTGAGCTGGTCCTCGAGACTCGCCCGCTCGCGCGGCGTGTTGAGCCGGTCCTTGTACGGGGCGGCCACGCTGTAGAGGCTGTCGATCAGGAAGTCGGCGAAGTACCGGCGGTTGTTGTCGCGGCGGGCCGGGTCGGCGGACGGGTCGACGCTGGACACGTCGCTCTCGATCTCCCAGCCGTTGGGGTTCGAGTAGCGGAGGGCCGCGATGCCCTTGGCTTGGAAATCGACGTAGTCCGCGTCCACGAGGTCGATGCCGCCGACCTCGGGGTCGTACGCGTCCTCGAGGGCGACGATCATGGTGAGGGCGCCGACGTTGGTGTACTTCTGGGCCTCGCCCGCGGAGCGCTCCGGCGGGATCTTCGAGCGGATCATCGCCATGATGCCGTCGCTGTGGCGCTCGACGAGGCCGGCGTCGTTGAAGCCCTGACCGCCGCCGACCCCGAGCTCGAGGATCTCCGGGATGAGCGCCTTGTGGCCGGGGAAGCAGTAGCAGAGGCGGTCGTTGCGGCCGACCTTGCCGACGCCGACGCCGGTGTCGCCCTTGGCGACCTCACGGGTCGTGCCGATCGGCGGGGCGTAGATGGTCTTGCGGCAGACGAGGCCGGCCGCGGTCGCGGCGATGGCGTTGTCGCGGAGGAAGCTGCCGATGTTGGCGGAGCTCCGGGCGGAGACCACGATGTTGGCGTTGGCCGCGGGGCCGTTCTTGCCCAGCGTGCGCAGCAGGGCTTCGCGGTACCGGACATCGAGGGTGCCGGCGCTGAGGCGGGTGATGGACCCCGAGTTGGTGACCGCGAACGCGTCGGGCAAGTTGGTGTCGACGATGACGTCGACCTGCGCCGGGGCGCTCCCGAGGGCGGTGTCATCGTCGACCCACGGGCGGACCTTCGCGTCGAAGGGACCGCCGCCGGTGTCGGTCGTGACGTCCTGCAGGGTGACCCACACGGTGTCGGTCGTGCTGTCCTTGACCCGGGTGCCGGCGGGGATGACCCGCTCGAGGCCCGCAGCGGCAGAGGAGATGGCCCCGTCGAAGCCGAGCAGTTCGTACACCCCCGCGAAGGCCTGCAGCGTGCCCGTGCCCGGCGTGGCGTTCTCGGTGACCCACAGGTAGCCGTCCGAGTCAACGTAGGACCCGACGCCCGCGAGCGCATCGAAGATCGCCGCGGCCTCGGAGGCCTCCACGGCGTCGATGTTGGCCACGTTGCCGTCCCCTTGGTCGTAGGTGACCTTGCCGCTGGTCGTGTGGGTGACCGTGATGTCGCCGGGGGTGACCTGCAGGAACACGCTGGCGGTGAAGAGCACGTTGGCGTCGCCGGTCGCCTTGATGCCGGTGCCGCCCTGCGACGCGATCGTGATGCCGGGGACGGGCGGATCCAGCGCGGCGAAGGCCGCGAGCAGGCCGTTGCGCAGGTTCGCCTCGATGGCGTCCGCGCTGGTGTACTCCGCGTCGTAGGTGGTGAGGACCCCGTCCACGTACCGGGTGATGCGCAGGGTGTAGTCGCCGACCTGCGCATTGACGACGGACCAGTCCCACACGTCGGCGATGGGGACGGTCACGAAGCCGAGGGTCGCGGCGGCGGTGCCCCCGAGGATCTCGATGGTGCCGGCGGTACCCTGGATTACGCTCCGCAGGCTGATCTGGCCGGCGTTGTCGAATGCGATGGTGAGGGCGGCCACGAGGTTGATCCGCGCGATGACCTCGGCCTCGGTCTGCTCCTGATCCGTCATCACGATCGGCGGGAGCACGTTGCCGTCGACCTTGAGGATCAGCGTCTCGCCGCCGACGAAGTTGGTCGGGTAGGTGCCGCCGGTCGCGTTGATCACGGCCTTGTTGGCCAGGAAGGTCCCGGTCACGTTCACGGCGTTGTTGCGCCGCCACGTCACCGCGTCGTTGGCCGCGAGGTCGAAGGGCCCGGTCCCGCCCTTCTTGGCCGCGAGGCGGCGGAACTGGACCGACCCGGCGGAGTTGTCGACCCGGCAGACGACGAGGGCGGCGAAGCTGAGGGCGGTCCGCCAGATGTGCAGGTTGCCGTTCCAGAGCTCCGACCCGCCCGACTTGAGGGCGATGATGCCGCTGTACTTGCCCTCGCTGGTCGTGAACCCGAAACCGCCGTAGCGGGCGGTGTAGTCGTTGTCGCTGAAGATCTGGGTGGGCGTGAACTCGCCGCGCTCGGTCTCGCCGATGACCAGCACGGTGCCGGTGCCGGCCCCCAGCGTCGGAACGGGCGAGACCTGGTCGACGAGGGCGATCTGCGGCAGCGCCTGGAGCTCGGCGAGCGTCGGGAATGCGTTGTAGACCTTCTTGGCGACCATCGACCGCGGATGCTACACGCCGCCTGCCGCCTGGCCCCTGTGGACCACACCGGCCCCGGATCTGGCGTACAAGCTGCGGACCGCCCCGGTAGGTGGACACGGTCGGCGAGACACCCGGGCCCGGCACCTATTCCGTGCCGCTGTCCGGCACCGTCGCGTCGACATCCAAGCGGGGCCGCAGCGGACGGGGCAGGCCGACCAGACGTAGCACCGGCGGCCGGCACACAACCGTCGCCACGAGCGCCCAGATGTTCTTTTGCGCGGCATCCCCGTCGTCCCGGTTGAGCAGGCCCATGAGAGTGATCGGGACCTGCGCGCCGTAGTAGGCCGGGACGATGACCTGCCTGCCCATGCGGTCGCTCGTGGGCTCACAGATCCAGTCCTCCATCTCCGCCCGGAACGCCCGCCGGTCGTCCCGGTGGCCGAAGATCATGTGCACGACGAGGCGGACCGTCGAGTAGCAGCTGCGCCGGATGATCGTGCCCTCGCCGAACTTGTCGCGGGTGTGCTCGAGGTACTGGCCGACCCCGATCTCGTCGCCGAAGTCCTGATCGTCGACCTCCATCAGCGTCGCCGTGGCCGGTTCCAGCTGCGCCTCGTTCTTGGGCCAGTCGATGTAGGCCGTCTTGATCTCGACCTTGCGGGCGGGCCGCTGGATCCCCGCGGCGATGGCCTCGTCGTCCTTCACGTAGGCGACCGTGCCCGAGAGGAGCGAGCACACCGCCAGCTGCGCGGCATACAGCGAGGGGATTTTCCGGCCGGGGTCGTAGGCCATGAGCGCGGGGTGGAAGAGCACGGCGGCGCCGGCCGGGATGGTGGTGGTCGTGCCGTCCGGGTTCGTTGTGGTCGTGGCCATGGCACCGGCCTACCTGCGTCGGTCACATGCCGTCAACAGCCCCCAGGCGGGGCGCGATCTGGTAGCGTGCCCGTTGATGTCTGAGGGGACGATCGAGATGGGCGGGGAGAGCCCGCCACCACCGCCACCACGTCACGGGAACTGGCTCCGGGCCGATGGGACGCCGTATCAGCGGCCGCCGCCGCCGCCGGGGCACCGCGAAAGCCACCGGTGGGTGACGGTCTACGAGGCCGACTTCCCGCGGAGGGGCCGGAACGGCCGGACGTACGGGTACAACGTGAAGACCGTCGCCCGGCTCGCGGGGGTGAGCCCGGGCATCGTTCGGCGGGCGATCAAGGCCGGCGAGCTCGCCATGCACGACCTCGAAGCCGTGCTGCGCTGGGTCATCTCGACGGTGCGCCCCTGCCCAGCGGGGCGGGTCGGCGACCCGGCTGTCGCCCCGGCGCTGTGGGGTTTTTACGACAACTTCTCTCTGCTTTGGGGCGGCCCGCGCACGCCGCTCGGCCCGAACCAGGTCCATCTCGCGGTGCCGATGCCGCTCGGCGAGATGCGCGAGGACATGACGCGGATGTTCTGGAAGTACCGGGGCACGCTCAACGGCTTCGCGGGCAGTGGCCGCGAGCTGGCCCGGCGGATCTACGAGCTCGAGGGGATCAAGCGGGAGGACATGCCGCTGGCCAAGGCGATCGCCGGCGGGGCAGCCCTCCACACGCTCGTGCGGCTGGGGGTGCTGACGCACGACAAGGAGACGCAGGTGTGGCGGATGGCGAAGTTCCCCGGGACGCTCGATGCGGTCGCGGATGGGCTCCGTGCGGAGGGCTTCGAGCTCGAGGTCCGGAACGGGCACGTCTGGATCGGCCGGGATGCCTTCTCGCTGTCCGACGCGCGGCGCTTGCTCGCGTACATGCGGACCAACCGGATCAAGGCCAAGGCCTGCGGGCGCGACAAGCGGATCTGGATCGTCGGCGGGATGGATAGGGCGATGCACGGGTACAAGGAGCGGAAGGTGTTCCGCTTCCGGCGGTCAGGCCTTGGGATACCGACCGAGCGGGTTCCGGCCGACCCGGCGGACGGCGGCCTCGTACCGTGACTGGGCGTGCCGGATGAACTCGTCCAGCACGTCCCTCAGCAGCCACTTCGCCTTGGTGCCCTTCTTGGCGATCTTGCGGGTCATGCCCAGCGCCATGCCGGCGAGCAGTTGCCGGTGGCGCAGCTGGCGGGCGGGCTTCGAGCGGTAGACCGTCGCGTAGTGGCGCATCTGCTTGCGGATGCGGGCGCGCTGGCCCTTGGTGCCGTACACGTCGCCGGTGACCCTGTTGTACCTCGAGACGGCCGCCCGGGCCTGCTTGGCCGAGACCGCCCCGGGGTTCTTCGGAAGGATGCCCTTGGCGAGGATCCACTGCTCGAGCGCTTCGACAGGCGGCATGCGACCCGGCCCGCGGCCACGCTCGACGAACTCAGCGTAGGGGCTGGTGTTCGCCGTGGCCGCACCGCCGGGGAACTTGACGACCTTCCACTGGCGTTTGAACTGGGCCGTCGCATCGGCCTTGCGCGCCGCGGTCTCTTGCACCATCCGAGCGACGCCCCACCGAGCAGTCTCGACGCTCGCCCGGTCCATCGCCCGCGTCACGTTCTCGAGGGTCCGAGTCATGGCGCGGGCGAGGCCGGTCGGACCGCCCCTGACGATGACGACGCTGTCAGCCACGGCCACCCCATGCGGTGACGGCGATCCACCCGCCCATGACGATCACGCCGCCGAGCGCCAGCAGCATGAAACCCTCCGCGAGCGCGGGGACGACATCGCGGAGCATGGCACCGGCGATCAGGGCGGCCGTCGAGCAGGTGATGGTGATGGCGCGGCGGGCGTTCATGGGTTCTGCTCGATGTAGCGGATGAAGTCGTGCGGGTTGCTGCGGGCCTGCTCGATGGTGACGCGTTCGTTCAACCCTGGGAATCGCAGGTCGCCGACTGCCCGTGGTGGGAGGTCGTTCCTGCGCCGGCAGTCGGCACGCACTCGGGCCCGGCGAAGGAGCGCAGGTGCTGGCAGGGCGGTACGCATGTCCCTCTAAGACGCCTCCGGCCGCCGCATGTTCAACGCCAGCCGCAGGCGCGCCAGAACGGCCCGCTGCGTGTCCAGCGATGGCGCCTGCCCGAGGTCGGCCGCGGTGACCTTCCGGTCAGGGTCCAGCCCGGCGCGGGCCGCCCGGCGTCGAAACCGGGCCGACCCGTCTGCCGGGCACAGCTTGCCGCCCGACACCGCCGCGTGGATGTTCGCCCACGTCGGGGCGCATTTCCCCGTCCGCTCGAGCTTCGCCAGCACCCGAGCCGCCGCCCGTTGGTAGACGAGCACATCGACGAGCGGATCGCACAGGTCCCGAGGATCCGCCTGCGGGTCCCATACGCGCGTGAAGATCGCCGCGTTCATGCCGAACAGGCCGTAGCCCTGCCAGCGCGAGGCGTCGCCGATGTGCGGGTTCCCCTCGTAGGACGCCCGGAGCTTGCGCCACGCCGCCGCGTTGGCGTCAAGGTCGGCCCCCAGCCGGTGGACGACACCCCGTTGCAGCGACGACTCCCGGGCTGCCACGAGCTCGAGCAGGGCCGCGAAGTCCCGGGAGCCGCCGAGCTCGGCCACGGCGATGCGGAGGGTCCGGCGGGTCTCGGCCTGCTCGGCGAGGGTCAACCGGGGCCGGCGCTCGTCGAGCTCGTGGACACAGGGGGCCGGCCGCGCAGCAGCGGCAAGGGCGGTGAGGATGAGGGGAAGCATCACGACACGATGACGGTGCCACCCTTCGGCGGCTTCAAGGCGAGCGACTTGTCCACGCCGCCCGGGCCGCGGGGGACCTGCTGGGCGACGAGCACGAAGCTGTAGAACATCTGCTCGCCGTCGTGATGTACCTCCGACCCGAGGACGAACCGGTGGCGCGGGGGCTCCGCATCGCCGACACACCGCCGGTACCGCTGGACCTCGAAGAAGAACTCGCGGTCGTGCGTCTCGGCGCCCCACTGCACCCCGGCCGGCAGCTGACCGCGGAGGATGTTCTCGGACACCTGCGCCGGCGAGACCTCGGTCAGGCGGATGCTCCCGTTGGCGTAGTTGCCCGACTCCCCGAGGTCGCGGCCTACCTCGGTCATGTCGATGACCCGCACGGGCGTGAGCTCCAGCCGGTACACCTCGCGCCAGTCCCGGGGCCTTGCCCGCTCCTGCCAGACGAGCGTCACCCGGTACGGCCGCATCCCAAGCCGATGGTTGATCCGCCGCGCCCGGTCCAGCGTCCCCTGCAGCCGCACCCCCAGCGAGCACATGTAGCTGGCCTCGTCGACCGGGACGTTGCCCGGCCCCGGCTTGCAGGGGTCGATCCCGCAGTTGTCGTCGGCCATGCCCGGAGGGTACCCTGCGGCATGGCCAGGCTCAACGGTGCGCACTCACAGCTCATGCGGATCAAGACCGGGCTGGACCCGGACGACGACTACACCGACCCGAGCGTCCCGATCCCCGGGTACGCGGGCACCGCTGGGACCCTGCTCGCCGCTACCGCCGCGGATGGGACCTTCGACCCGAGCACCGCGCTCGCGTGGTCCATCATGCCCCGTCGAGCGGACGGCACACCGCTGACCAAGATCAAGATCAAGGTCCAGTTCCGGGACGCCTCCGGTGTCGAGGTCGCGGGGACGTGGTCGGCGATCGGGTTCAGCATCGTTCCCCGCGACGACCACGAGGGGTCGGCCACCAGCCGTCCGGGCGTCGAGTGGCTTGGGGCGCCCGTCGACCAGCCGTCGATGAAACCGGCGATCCTCGATGTCAGCGCCTGCGAAGCGGTCGGCGTCATCTTCACCAGCATCACCGCCGTGGGCGCGACGCAGGTCTACGTCTACGCACAGGAGTGGGAGTAGCCATGGCCTTCAAGAGCATCGACGCAACCGACGCGGACCCCGCGGTCGTCACCTCCGCCAGCCAGCAGGCTCTCCTGTTGTCGGGCACCAACAGCAACCCAGACGGCGCACGCATCTACCGGTCGCACATCCAGATCAGCGGGATGGGGACCGACTTCGAGCTGCTGCCGCAGGCCCCGGACGGGTTCAAGTCGCAGATCCTCGCGCTGTGGATCTCCTGCTCTGCGGCTCCCTCGATCGTGCGGATCCAGTTCGATGGTTCGGACTGGGACACCGGCGGTGTGGGTGACCCGTACGGCACCCACACACTGGCTGAGGGCGCCTCGGTCTTCCTGATCGGCGTCCTCGGGGGGCCGCTCGGCGAGACGCCGCAGAGCCCCGACCCGCTGCCGATCATGGTGACCAAGACGACGGGCGCCACGCTGGACTTCACGATCTACTGGCGCAACGTCGCACTGTGATTGCCCTTGCTGGGGGCCACGTGACCCTATAGGTTCGGGCGCAATGCGACACATTCTCGCCGCCCTCATCCTCCTGTCCACCGTTGCCTGCGACGAGTCCCTTGAGACCTGTCAGGGGCAAGACGCCGTCGCCCCGGATATCGACCGCGAGGCACCGCTGATGCTCGCCGGTCCGCCGGCCTCGGACGACCTCCGGTTCCGCGAGCAGGGTCCGCCGAGCGCGTGGGTCATCACCTCATGGAGCGGCAACGTCATCAAGACGGCCGAGTTCGCCAAGGCGGTCGTCTCCTGCGTCGCGGCGGGCGACCCGCAGTGGACGTGCACCCTCTCGTGGTACAGCCCGGACACGACCCAACCGAACTTCGTCGGCGGTCTCGGCTGCAGCGCCTGGTTCACGCCGGCGCTCCAGAAGTGCCTGCTCTCGAAGTGGCAGGAGAACGGCGCGGTCAAGATCCAGTAAACGGACAGCATGAGGAGAGGCCCGCCTCAGCGCGGGCCCTCTTTTTTCAGCACTGCTCGATGACGCGGCCGGAGAACGTCCCGATCTCGTGGTGAAACTGGCTGTGGCGGTACATCGGCACGCCGAACAGGTCGGCGAGCTTCTGCGCCCAGCGCCTGTATTCGTCATAGACCGAGGACATGCCCTGCGGCCCGGCGAGTTGCGTCGCCCCCACGGCGAGCACAGCGAGGTCGCCCCGCTGGTCGGCGATCTGCCCCTCTATGCACTCCAGCTGCGGCAGGTACAGGTCCCGCACGATGGCCTCGGACTCCGGCAGGATGTTGTCGAAGGCCTTCTCGAGGGCGAACGTGAGGTCGTCCGGACCGCTGGGGAGCATGCCCGACCGCAGCGTCTCGACGGCCGAGATGAGCGGGTAGCCGAGATGGCGCTTGATCTCGCTGCGTTGCTTCGGGGTCAGCATCAGGGGTTCTCGTCGGCGTCCTCGAGCTTGACCTGCTGCTGCAGCAAGGCCTGCCACGTGGACGGGAGCATGGTCTGCGGACGGATGATGGCCCCCACGCTACGGGTGAAGCTGGGCGACTGGACGGCCTGCAGGAGCCGGAACGATGCGCTCGGCCGCTTGCGCAGGATGTCCTCGATCTCGGTGCGGGTGAGGGTCTTCTGGGCCCGGTCGGACTTCGGGGCGCCGACCACGAGTTGGCCGAACTTGGTCTCGAGCGAGGCGACGGATGTGTTCATGGCCTCGATGGCGTCGGCGAGCCTCGACAGCGTGTTGCTCATGGTGTCGCCCTGCTTCTCGAGCACGTCGAAGCGCCCCATCATGGCCGCGGTGTCGGCCTGTGGGGCGCTGTCCTTCTGGTCTGTCTTCGTCATGGCGGGTGGTGTCTCCGCCCTGACTGTATCAGACCGGCGAGTAGGCGAGGATCGCACCGAGGCCCTTGACCCCGTTGTGCGGGTTCTCGGGGTACGGCACCAGGCTGTAGGTCACCTTCGCGGCCGTGACGGCGTCCGCCCCGTGGAAGGTGATGGTGGCGAACCCGTCGGTGTCGTAGGCGACGACGCACTGGTGGGTCGCCGTCGTCGCGCCCGCCGGGCCGATCAGGCAGATGCCGGTCGCGCCGCCCGCGGTCGCCACCACGGACTCGATGCGGCCGGGCACGTCCATCACGAGGACGTTGGCCGTCACCGTGCGGGCGTCGGTGTCCGTGATCGGCTTGAGCTGGCCGGCGAGGAAGTCGCCGAGCTTGACCAGCGGCATCGCCGCGTGGGCGTACGACGCGTTGAAGTAGTTGAGCTGTGCCTGGATGGTCTGCGAAGTGTCGGACATGGTCGTGGGCTTTCTCGGTCAGGGAGTGGATGCCAGCCGATCAGGCGTGGACGATGACGACGGCGCGCTTGTACCGGGCGTTGCGGGTCGTGGCGACCGGCTTGTTCGGGTTGTAGCCGCCGCCGTACAGGTCGCTCGGGATGACCTGATCGCCGATGAACTCCCAAACGGCCTTCACCTGGTCCTGGAGGGCGTTCTGCGGCTTGTTGATGATGAAGCGGATCGCCTCGTCGATGGTCGCGGTCATGTTGTCCGCGGACACCTGGAAGCCGCCGATCATCTCGCCCTGCATGCCCGCGGCGGACATGAACTGGGCCGGGGGCTTGTACAGGATCTCGCCGACGTCGCCGCCGAAGATGATCGTCCGCTCGATCTTCACGCCGTTCTTGTTGACGACCTCGCCGTAGATGCCGTCCGCGAGGCGGGCCAGCGGGGCGTCGTCGGGGCGGCTCGCCTGCTGGTTGCCGCTGTTGCCCTCGTCGGGGCTGAAGTTGTTGTTGATGAAGTTGCACTGCAGCGCGTGGCCGATGACGAAGTTCTCGAACTCGTTCGACGGGCGCGACTGGATGACGCGCTGGAAGTCGTTGTCACCGAACAGGTCGCCGTTGCCCTTGGTGCCCAGGTGGCACTCGAAGTCGGTCCCGGCCACACCGGGGGTGCCGTACTTGTTGAGGACCGAGACCGCGTCGCGGATGGCCTTCATCGTCAGGATGTCGCCGTCGCTGATCGCGTCGACCGAGGTCCCGCCGCCGGCGTAGATGACGATCGGGGCGTCCATGGCGACCACGGTGTCGCCGGCGTTGTACGCGGTGTTCGCCGAGAGGGTCAGGGTGCCGCGGCCGTACGGGAAGGCCGGGTCAGCCGCCGTCGCTGCGATGACGAAGGCGAAGGTCGCCGCGCCGATCTGGATCGGCTTCGGGTTGGCCGGGGACACGTCCTGCAGCAGCGACCCGTTCATGTTCTCGGTGAAGCCGAGGATGCTCGAGACCTGCAGGGACGTGCCGCCACCGGACGTGTTGTTGGCGATGGCGTGGCCGCCGTGGTACGCGGCGAAGAGCTTCTGCCGGTCCAGCCCGTTCATCGTCTGGGCCGAGTTGACCCCGAGGATGTTGATCTTCTTGGCGAAGTGGCCCGGGAGCGCGGCGGACGCGACCTTGAGGTCGATGTCCACGCCGTCGTTCCAGGCGGTGCACTGCGCCTTGTACTGCTCGTACTTGTTGGACTTGCCGACCGGGTCCACGCCGGGGGTCGCCGGCTTGAGGTTCACGGAGAGCGTGCTCTCGCGGTTGAACGTCCGGGTCTCGCCGTTGTGAGCGTCCCACGGCGTGCGCGTCATAAACGCCCGGCCGTAGAGGAGCTTCTCGATCATCGGGAGCTTGATGAGGGAGTGGAGCTGGTTCTTCTGGACGATGCCGTCGAGGAAACCCAGCGAAGGGATGTATGACGAGAGGTTCTTGATGGACATGGCGTCGTCTCAGCTCAGGGGTGCGATGGTCAGGAGGACAGTTTCACGCCGCTCGCAGCGAGGTTGGCGCGGATCTTCCGGGGGTCGTTCTCGTCGAGCGCGATGACGTTGTCGTCCTTGCGCTCGGTGTTCTTGGCGGATGTCGTGGTCTTGCCGCCGCGGGTGTCGGTCTTGGAGGGCTTGTCCTCCGCGTCCTCGGTCTTGGCCGGGGCCGCCTTGGTCGACACGAACAGGTAGGCGTCCGACTTGCGGAGCGCGGCGATCAGTTCGGCCGGGTCCGCGTCCGGGTTCTTGGCGCGCGCCTCGACGAACTCGGCGACGATGGTCGCGCGGGCCTTGCCGCCGGCGGGCTTCACCTCGAGGTCGTCCATGGCGTCGCGGAGCGCCTCGCGGGACTCGGCGAGCGCCAGCTTCTGCTCGGCCTCGGTGCGCTTCGCCTCCGCCTCCTTGGCCTCCTTGCGCAGGCGCTCGTCCTCGGACAGCTTCGCGTCCTTGGCCTTCTGCTCGGCCTCCTCCTTGGCCTCCTTGCGGACGCGGGCGGCCTCCTCCTTGCGGGCCTTCTCGAGGAGCTTCTTGACCGCCGGGTCCTCGGGGTCGACCTTGGCGGAGCGGCGGGCCTCGGGCTTCTTCGCCTCGGGTTTGGCCTCTTCCTCGTCGGCCTCCTCGTCGCCCCCGTCCTCGGTCTCGCCGGACTTGGCCTCGTCGGCCTTCTTCGCCGCGGGCTTGGCGGCCTCGCCGCCCTTGTCCTCGGTCTCGTCCTTCGCTTCGGTCTCTTTCGCTTCGATCTTCATCACGGCACCTGGCCCAGCACGAGCCATCCGAGAGTGACCGACCCCTTTACGGCCACCTCGGTGATCAGGTTGTCGGGGCTCGCCTCGAGCAGAAGCAGGCCCTTGAGGGGGAGCGTCGCGGTCGTCGTGTCCTCGTAGGTGAGGCGCACGGTGTACGCTGGCGTCGGGTCGTTGACCGGGAACAGGCCGACCACCTTCGACTGCCAGTCCTCTTGCAGCGGCAGGGCCACGAACGCGTTGTCGTCCGTGAACACCTGCCCCATGTTGGTCGGCACGCCGCCCTTGGACGACATGTTCGCGGCCTGCAAGGCGAGCGCGAACGTCGGCCCCGAGCTCGGTGTCCCGAGCCCCGGAGGGCATCCGCACTGCCCGTAAAGCACTTCGAGGGTCGCCTCGAGCTTGATGGTCAACTCACCGCTCACGTGGTCGCAAGAGTAACGAGGCCCCCAGCCTGCGGGAACGCTGGCCCCCGGCCCTTTGGGCTTCTAAAAGCTCCTGTCCACACCGCGGGTGGGCACGCGCCATGCCCTTGATGCTGGCCGACTACGCAGCGGCACGTCTGGCCGCGACGATCCCGACGAGCGCCCTGACATCGAGCAGGGACCGCGGGCGCAGGACCTTGTCCGGCTTCTTCGTCCGCACCGTCGCCGGCACCGGACCTGCGGGCAGCATGGCCACGCCGTACGGAGTGCGCACGCGAATCCCTGTCGCATCGCTGCGCACGACCTGGAAAACGATGCCGCCGAAGTCGAGATAGTTGCCCGGCTTGATGTCCCGCTGCGCAACGACGTCGCCCTCGGCTGCCCGCACGCCGGTGGCAGCGAGGGCTTGGCGGATGCGCAGGTCTCGATACTCGGTCTTGAGGCGGTCGACCTGCCCGGCCAGCGGATCCACGGCGGGCCTCTCGGCGGGCCTCTCGGCGGTGACGAGGGAGGGTCGGAGCTTCGAGGCGGTGATGGCCGCGCGCAGCTGGGATGCGACGACGAGGCGGCGGGCTGTCAGGGCCGCGAGAAGGGCCCTCTGCGGGGATGCTTGCTGGGGGCCGATTCTGGTCTGCAATAAGACTTTCTCGGGCGGGAAACGGCTTCCAGGCGATCCGGACTTGGGGGGTGCGCGCGGCTTCTCGATCTTGAGGGGTGGCGCGGGCGGGAGCATGTCCGCAGGGGCCTCCAGGAAGCGCGGATCGGCCTGCGCGGTCTTCTGGTCGAAGTTCGGCAGGGACTCGCCCCACGAGGACCGCCACCCCACCACGATCTCGCGGTCGTGCGGGCGGTTCGGGGGCGCCATGTACAGCCGGCCCTTGCCGTCGCAGAAGGGCTCGCGGACCGGCTTGGTCTGGCCGTGGACGCCGATCGAGTCCCACCCGGTCACCTTGTCGAAGGTGGCGACGAGCTTCTTGAGCATGGGCGCCTCGGGGTCGTCCTCCTTGAGCAGGGCGGCGAGGTTGGTCCCGTTGTAGGCCGCCGAGACCTCGGTCCGGAGGATGCGGTCGACCATCCACTGGCGCTCGCCGACCACCCGCGCCGTGGCCTTCCAGACCTCGCGCCGGGCGACATCCCAGCGCTCGCCGACCACGACCGCGGCGGAGATCGCCTGCTCGACGGCGAGGACCGAGGCGGCGCCGTACCGCTGGAACGACCGGCCGAACTGCCGGAGGCGGACCTGCCCGAGCTCGGCCGAGTGCCGCTCCCACCACTGCAGGGTGTCGAAGCGGAGCGGCCGGACGGCCCCGAGGTACTGCTTGTCCAGCGTGCGCAGGTAGTCCGCGGTGCGCTCCTGCGACTTGCGCATGACGGGCGGGAGGCCGGCGGCGAGGTCCTGCTGATGGGCCAGCGCGAGCGTCATCAGGGCGGTGCGCAGCTGGGCCTTGGTCGCCCGGGCCTGTGCCTCGGACCACGACCCGGCCGGTGCTCGCCGGAGCTGGCGGTCAACCCGGGCCAGCGCGTCCTCGGTCGTCTTCACCGCGCGGCGGGAGAGCAGGCGCTGGGCCTGCTCGATGTCGCGGTGCTGGGCCGCCACGATCTGGTCGACGCCGATGGTCACGGTCAACCCGGGGTCGGCGGCGCCGTCATGGCATTGTCCAGGAAGCCGAGGATGGCGGCCGACAGCGTGTAGGGTGGCGCCTCGTCCTCCCACGCATCGGTGAAGGTGCTGACGCTGACGATGGCCTTCGCGGCGACGTCGAGGATGGTCCGGGCGCCGGCGTCATCGGCCCGGATGTTCGGGGCGATCCGCGGGTACAGCAGGTCGGCCCTGCGCAGGCCGGTCGCCAGCAGGGACGCCTGGGTGCGGATGATGAAAGGCGACGTCGCCGCGCTGGCGCGCATCTCGAGGATGAGGCGGTACAGGGCCGCGAGGAGCATGCAGGGAGGCTACCGAAGGACGGGGCGGGAGTCGAACCCACGTGATACGGTCCGGCCATGCAGGACGACCTCGAAACCGACACCAGCGAAGCTGCAGATCCAAGCCCTCTCACGGGCCAAGACGTGCACATCGTATTCACCAAGGATGGCGCACTCATCGATGGTTTGGACCTGATCAAGTCGTGCACCGTGACCGTCGAGCCGGCCACCCTCGCCATCACCGCGCATCACGATGGATCCCCAGCGTGGATCGACCTCGTGCGTGCTGTGCAGGCGCGGACCGCAGGCAAGGTGATGGCCTCGCTCACGATGCTTTTTTCCAACGGGGAATCGCGGACCGTAGTCATCGGGCCGTTCCACAAGGCCGAAATGGTGAGTCTCTCCGTCGAAGCCAGGAAGCGTCGCGTCGAGGGCTCCTTCGTCTTCCACGCGTCTGCGTGCAGCATCTCGCCGAAGAGCTAGACCGGCGGGCCCCGCCACGGGAGCAGGAACGGGCGGCCCTCCGCGGCTGGCCTGCTCGAAGCCCACGCAGATCCGGGCCTCGCGGGCGTAGCGGAGACCGTCCTAAATGCTCATGCCGTAGCAGGCCATGACAGCCACGACCCGGCTGTCCTCGGCCTCGATCTCCATCATGCGCCGGGCCCATCGCGGGATGATGTCCAGGTAGCTGCTCATGCCTGCTCGGACGCCTTGTCGGCGGGTTTCTTCACCGCCGGCCGCTGGTTCGGTCCGCCCTCGCCGATCATCCCGTCGCCGTCCGAGTCGTCCGTCTCCTCGTCGGCCATCTGCTGGTCCCCGGGGGCGCCGCCGGGGACCAGCCCGCTCTCCAGGAGCTCCGCCTTGGCCTTGGCCTTGGCGGCCCGGAGCCGGCGCTTCTCGACGGCCGGGTCCCGCCCCCGCGCGCTCGCCAAGTCCTCCACGGCGCTCTCCTCGGACAGCAGCTTCTGCATGACCGCCGATCCGAGGGCTCCGACATAGGCGGCAAGCTGGGTCGGCGACAGCAGCTGCCGGGGCGGCCAGATGACCTCCACGTACCGGGCGTCGCCGACCTCGTACGGCGCCGTCTTCACGGTCGGCTCCGCATCCACGTCGTCATCGTCGGTCGGCTCGGTCACCTCGACACAGGGCGGGAGCCGGAGTCCCTTCGCGCCGGCGGGGGCCTTCTCCTTGTCGAGGATCGGCATCGACTTCCCGAGGGTGATCAGCGTGTCGCAGATCTCGAGGATGCAGCGGGTGAGCGGCACCTGCAGGATGTCGCACTGGCTGTCCATCGCCCGGAACAGCATCAGAAAGGTCTCCACGGCGATGTTGGAGACGGCCCACTCGGGGTCTGGCAGTACGCAGTTCGTCGCCTGCATGATCTGGAGCCGCATGGCCCGGGCGGTCGTCCAGCTGTTGACCACGCCCTCGCCGGACGACTCGATGAGCTTCACGTCCCCGTCCGGGGTGCCCGTGATCTCGGCGCCGTGGCCCTTGCGGACGGGTCCGCCCCGCTGCAGCCAGTGCATGTGGTCCTTGCGGTACAGCGTCGGCGAGGCGTTGGCCTTGGTCGCCAGCACCCCGAAGGACTGGACCCTGTCGAGCTGGTCGCAGAGCTCGAGGATCTGCGGGGAGCGCAGATCGTAGGTGCCTTCGGGCTCGCGGGAGTTGCGGGTGTTCTGCAGCCAGAAGACCGGGCAGCGGCCCATCTTGTGCGGGATGCGATCGACGATCGGGATGTCGCCCTCGAAATCCTCGGGCACGTCATCGAACAGGTAGACGAACTGCTCGTCCCACATTTTGGTCCGGACCATCGTCTTGGACGCGACACAGCCGTCCTCGTCGGGGTCCTGCTCGACGCCGATGCGGGTCTGCCACAGCGCCCGGAGCGGCTTCCACCCGGCGGCGTCGGCCCACTCGAGCACGTGCATCTCGTCGGCCCAGTACGCATCGAACGAGATTTCGCCGTTGATGACCGAGAGGACGACCGACGAGGCGCTCTGGGTGCCGGCGTAGTTCCTGGCCTCGGTGAGCACGGCCCAGAGGTCGCCCTGCTCGGCGCAGGCTTTCAGGTACTTGGCGGTCCGCGGGTCGCTGGGGGTGGCGAAGCCGGCTTGACGACCGAGCAGGGCCGCGGTGAAGGCCGACGTGATGCTGATCTGCATCGGCGCGGAGGCGTTCGGCCGGCGGGCGGCGTACGACCACGCGTCCGCGTTGAGGTTCGTGCTGGTGTAGGCCGACACCGAGAAGCGGTCGACGAGGTACCCGGTGGGGTCGGTCCGCGGCGACCCGTCCCAGTTCGCCGGGCAGTGGTCGTGCTGCGTGCCCTCCCAGAAGGACTTGAGCGCGAGCAGGGCCCGGGTGCGGGGGTCGTTGCTGTAGTCGAGAACGCGGACGCCCGACCCGGTGGTCTCCGAGTCGGGCGCGTCGGTCATGGTGTCGGCGGCCATCGGCCGCGACTGTATCAGGACTCGGCGATCTCGATGCGGAGCCGGTCATACCGGGTGGCGCGGTCCACCCCGGAGATGATGCCGGTACGCTTCAGATCCCCCATGTGGAAGGTCAGCAGCCCTCCGTACCGGACCCTCCGGAGGAGGTCCATCGGAAGATGCGCGACACCCTCGGGGATGTCGACGGACGTAAATGGGCCGGACGTCCCCTCTGCGGTGTGTGACGCGAGGACCATGCCCGGGATGCTGAAGCTCTTCGCCTTGCCCTTGCGGCTGGTCCACGTGATGCCGGTCCAGCCGGTGATCTTGGCGGGGACGGGCCCTTCGATGGCGGCGGAGACCGTGCGGGCCGTCTCGCCGATGTGGTCCTCGTTGACCGCCGCGAAGGTCACGACCGTGCTGTCGCTGGCGCCGTCCTTGGCGAGGTCGATGCCCATGTACGCCCGCGGATGCGACACGGGGCCCGGCTCGATCTCTCCGACGAGCCCGTGCCGGTTCTTCCGCACGAACAGCGTACCGTCCGAACGGACCACGACCACGACGTCGGCCCGGTCCTGCGCCTCGCTGTGGCCGATGTCGCTGTTCACGATGATGACGCGCTTGTCGTCCTGCGCCCCGCCGAAGACCCGAGCGCGCGGATCCACGACCACGATGTGCGCGGCCTCCGGGAACCTCTCGGCGATGCTGGCGGGCGTGTGCGTGCAGCAGGTCGCGGTCGTCGACATGTTGGCGTCAGTGCGCGCCCGCAAGGCCTGCCCCGCCCATGCCTCCGGGTCCTTGCAGTCCGCCGGCATCCCCAGCTTCTGCAGCGCGCCGCGGGCCTTGGCGAGGTCGACGGCCATTCCCGCCAGCGCCTGACCGATGCAGACGCCGGCCGAGCGTTCGCGGATCGCCTTGCGGATGTTGTCGCTGTACCCGCTGACGAAGTGCTCGATGGCGATCGGCGGGTCCTTGCTGACTGGGATCCCGAGGACGGCAGAGATGGTGACCCAGCGGCTGGCGAGGGTCTCCCACCACTTCACCGCGTCGGCCCGGGTCCCGCCCATGGCTTGCAGGTCCCACGTGTCGCCGATCAGGCTGTCGACGGTGGCGTTGACTGGATCGCGCTGGTCGAAGCCAACCGCGTGGGCGGACTCCTTGCGGGCCCGACTGAACCCCAGCGGAATCGTCACAGTCACCATCTGGCCGAGCTCGGGATGCTGGCTGGTGCGGGCCAGCACCGGGGCGCCCATCCGTTCGCACCGCTCGTCGCACATGAGCTCGAGCTCCATGAGGTTGGCGACGTCGCTGCCCGAGACCTCGTACAGGTTGACCCCGAGACTGGCGAGCGACGACTGCATGGTCTTCCAGCCGTCGAGATGGACATCGGCCCAGCGCTGCGGGTCCTTGCAGCCGTCCGGCATGCCGATGGTGACGAGCGCCTTGTGAAGCGTGCTGTGCTGGTCGGCGGCGGCTCGGTCGGCCTCCTTGCGGGCCTTGGCCTCCACGAGCGCGCAGTGCCGGATCCACGCGTCCTCGAGCGCCAGCAGTGGGGTGGCGAAGCCCAGCCCGCAGACGTCCGTCTGCCACGACCAGACGACCGCGGCCGGGTTCTCGCGGTTGGCCCCGAGCATGAGGCCGGGCGGCATGGAGGCCTGGAAGAGCTCGACCAGCGTCGCCACCGGGTCGGGATCCATCACAGGGGCCACCCACGCAGTGATGCCCAGCATGCGCACGATGGCCTCATTGTCCGAGCACTCCTGCGCACGCGCCATGGCCCACTTGATCGGCTCCGGATCGTCCGTGGACATGCCAGCAGCGAGCAGGGCTTCGCGGTAGCTGTCGCGGTCGGCCATCGCGC